TCAAATAACTATGCATTGGGGCATGGGTGGGGCAAAGTCCGATAATTTCTGGTTCAACAAAGCAATCTGATCGCTGTTACTGTCGGCCATCCAGGCGCCGTAGACATTGAAAACCATTTGGGCGCTTGTGTGCCCCATCTGGCTCGCAATGAAGCTGGGGTTGGCCCCGGCTGACAGTGACCAGCAGGCATAAGTGTGTCTGGACTGATATGCTTTGCGATGCCTTAAACCAGCTCGTTTCAGCGCCGCCTCCCATGAGTCACCAATTGAATCAACCTTGTAATGATAACCAACGTTACTGCTTTTTCTAACCAGCTGAGGATTGAACACAAATGTACAGTCATGAATAGCCGTTCGGCCATACTCCCGTAGTTGTACCTCAATCTGATACTGCTTTCCCAGTCTGGTCATTTCCGCCTGGTTCCTCAAAGCATCAATGGCTGGTTTGATCAGATGCACGACCCTGTCGGTGCCGGCTTCGGTTTTTGGTGGAGTGAAATCACCGAGTTTCGTATAATTTCGGCGTATGGTCATCGTTCCAGCTTTCAGATCTATGTCTTCCCATGCAAGGGAGACCAACTCACCGTGGCGTAATCCTGTGTAAACCGCAACGGACCACAGGTTTTTCGTTTGCTGATGCGGGCAGGCATCTATGAAACGAATAAATTCGTCACGAGTGAGTGGATCAGGTTCTATCCTGGCCCTTTTAAGCGGCCTGATTCCGTTAAATGGGTTTTCCCGGATATAACCATTATCAGCGGCAAACTGAAACATGCCCGCCATGGTGGTCATGTAATAGTTTGCTGTCGCCACACTCAAACCGTTCTTCACCGATCCCGCCGACAACATATCTTTCCTGACATACAACAGATCTTCCCTGTTCACGGATGAAGCAAGCTTGTTTCCACCAATCCTCAGCAGCATATTCCTTACAACCGATTCATATCGGTCCAGAGCATTAGCGCAGATCTCCAGCCGTTTCAGCTCCAGCCATTTTTCAGACAGAAATTTCACGGTGATATCTTTCTTGCAGATGCCGAAAGTTTTCAGGTTTGGCGAATTGGGGAATTGCGCCGCATAGTCAAAGGTCCCCATGCGGATAGCGAAACAAACTGAAGTTCGCAGTTCCCCGGCCACCTTCCTGTTTTTAGCGGTGTCAGGGACACCGAGATTTTCCCTGACACGCTTACCTTTAAAAATGAACCATATGCGGAGTGATTTTCCGTGGTTCTCAACGCCCGTTGGGTATGATTCTTTACTCATTGTTCCCTCACGACGTCCAGGAGCAGTGAAAGATTACCTGTTTCATGCTAATCGATCACTACCCCTGGCTGTTTCATGGCATAAATCCAGGCATCTACCGCTTTTCTGTTGTACATAAATTCGCAATGGGGCTTTGGATCCCCGTCAGAAGAAATATGCTTGTACTCTCGCCCCAGCAGCCAGGATAATTTACGAGCACGCGTAATGGTGCCGCGCTTCAAGCCTGTAACCGCCATCAACAGGTCTTCTGAAACCCAATCATTTGTCTCTACCTGGATTATTGTCTGCATGCATCACCTCTGGTGCTTGCCACGTTCTTCAAATTTTTCCTGACAGTCAGCACAGCGCTGACAACCCGCCACCAGTTCCCGGCGCCGCTCGGGTATCTCTTCCCCGCAGTCGCGGCAGTGAGTAGCTGAGACTGCTGCATGGTTGATGCGCATGTTCAGGATGGTCATTTCAAGCCGGCGCTCTGCCAGCTCGTTGGCCTGATCGATGATTTCTGCGCTCATGCTGCACCTGCCTTTTTAATTGGCCACGGGGCGTACTCACCCTGGGGAAGTTCGTCGGTCACATCGTGAGAAGCCCATGAGCGAAACTTCTCGATGGTGACTGTGGGGTAATGCCGCCCAAACGAAACGGACGGGCTGTCATACTGGACGTGTGACCTGCTGAACCAGGTAACGGTACGGTCGTTCACCAGCGGACTGATAGTGGTGCCAGCAGGGCGCGGCCGCTTTGCCCAGTATGTGCGGCCTACCTTGATTTCGAGTAAGTCGCTCATGCTGCACACTCCTGTTTTTGCTGTGTTGCCGGGTTAAGCCAGAGGCATTCAGTACGTACTTTCGTACCTCTCCCTGCGCTGATGCGTGAGGTTTTCTCCGTTTTTACCCAGCCGGTCAGCATGTCGTTGTAGACCTCAGTGTCGTAACCGCTAATCATCACCATCCCCGCCATCGTTCTGGCCACAGCGAGTAATTGCTCATGCCCTTCAACGGTCATTTCATGCGCGTAGTAACGATTGCCTTGCACGCGAGTGTCCGGTACATATGGCGGATCGATGTAATGCAGGGTCGTTTCTGCGTCGTGGGCGCGCATTACCGCAAGAGCGTCTTTGTTCTCAATGATGACGCCCTGAAGGCGCTGACATAAAGCTGCGAGATTCTCCGGGTAACGCTCCCAAAGGTGCGCCGCAGTGGCATATTTGCGCTTGCTGTCGCTGCGAAAGCCTGAGTTACCACCGATGCCTGCTGCCGAGCCGAACCCCATGCAGGCGCGAACTACCATGCGGCGGGCGCGTTCGACAGAATCTGTCGCTGGTTCCTGAGCGTGACAGAACTCATCTCGTGAATACGGGGTCAGGAAACATGCATCCTGCAGGCGTTGGTTTGATTCAGGGTTACGCAGCACACGAAAAAGGTTAACGACCTCGCCGTCGAGGTCGTTGTAAACTTCTGAATAGCTGCGCGGCTTCTGGAGTAATACACCAGCAGCGCCGCCGAACGGCTCCACATAGCAAACGTGTTCTGGCATCTGTTCGATAATCCACGGCGCAAGGCGGAATTTTCCGCCGTGGTAGCGGATCGCCGGATGCTTAATTTTTACGTCAATATTCATGCTGTACCCTCCTTGTCTTCATCCATTTTCCAGGCCGTGGCGAGAGCGCTAGTCACCTGGTGGAAGCTATGTTTTACTGCCACCTTCCCATGGTCGCCGGCTGGCGAAACCAGTTCGATTGTGGTCAGCTCTCCGCCGCTTGCAACGTCTGGGTAAAACTGCGCAACGTCGTTGGTTTCGACGATCACAGACCCAGATGGGGTATACATTTTCAACCTCATGATTCCATCGCCTTACTCAGTTTCTCGCCGAGCGCAAAGATGTAGTCGCGTAATTCTTCCAGTGACTGAGCTTCTGACTGAAGAATCTCCCGGTGGCATAACTCCTTCACCAGGTGCTCAAACTTGCTGTAGTAGCCGAGTCGAGCCAGCGTTTCCTGACCGGCGTTCTTACCATCCTTAATGATGCGTTTCTCGTTCAGGATGAGGTCATGCGTTGACCCTGTGACGACGTATTTATCACCGAGTTCGATGTGTAGGTTTTTGCTCATGACTCCACTCCATACCGCCCATTCATGCGGCCAATGCTGCTGACGAAGGCCGTAAGGCTGATGCCCATTGGCTTAATTTTTTCGTGGTGCTTTTTGAGGATCGGAGGTACCACCTCATTCCATTTCGGTTTAGGCTTGGCCTTCAGGGCGCGGCGGATTTCATCAACGCATTGGCGCCCCTGATTGCGCATAACGTTTTCTATTTCTGGCGTCATGCTGCCTCCGTCTTCACAACGTCGATGGCGCAGCCCGGGATCAGCTCAACGGAAGCGGTGGCGCACTGGTTTCCCCAGTGGCTCCAGCCTGGCGCTGCGCTGCGGCTGAATAACTCAATCCGCGGCACGTCGCCGTAGAGCAACTCCAGGCGGTGGCGAACTTCCCACGGCTTCTCGCTGTGCGCGCCGAGTGGGCTGTAGACCACCTGCTTAATGCCGGCGTGCTTGCGCTCCAGCCCGGCGCCGCGGGTGGCGATCAGCACGTCTTCGGTATTGGCGCGGGTATGGTTGCCACCGTTCATGCGTGTCTCGGCATTCAGCAGGTCGAGGAAGTCGTAAAAATCTGCGACCTCTCCCTCTGCCAGGGCCTTGGTAATGCGCACTTCGGCAAGCTGATTCAATTTCACCCAGGTGAACCCCTTCATAGTGCGCACCGTAAATCCCCAGGCCTCGGCCAACTCGATCGCCTCCTGGTTGTGGGTGCCGGTGTACCACATCGCCAATACGGCGTTATCCGCGGCGAGCTCCCATACCGGGAGCCGCTTCATATCGAGCAAGCTCATGGTGGGGTAGTGATCGACGGCGGCGCCGTTGCTGATCGTGCTCCCGTAAGACCAGGCCGGGTCGGCATAGATAAGTGAGTAACGGTTCATAGGACTGACTCCATTTCATCGATATAGAGGCCAGATGCGATAAGCCGGCGGCGCCGGGCCGCTTTATCAATACATTTCTGGCGGTTGCCAGAGGTGGCCTGAGCTATCGAGCGCTTAGTGAACAGGCGCGTTTTACCCTGTGGGGTAATGACCTTTGGCCTTGTGATCAGGTCAAAGGTGCGATCGCATATGCCATCCTCGTTGAGCCAGGTTTCCGATGCGATCAGCTGCGCAATGCGGCCTTCTCCCTTGGTTATGCCGTTCGCTACTCGGTTAAATTCGACAAGCGTCACGCCGAACTTCTCCGCTATTTCGCTGCCAGTTACAGGGCGGCCGCGCGTCTGAATCATCCATATCACGCGCTCGCGAAGGCCGGAGAATTTCCCTGCTTTGCCGGGCCTGCGGTAAAATGGAGTGCGTTTCATTTCCACTGCTCCCCGAAGGTGAACCCGATCTCCGACAGCGATTCATCCATCTTGCTGATGAACTCCGGCACCATTTCGTTGAAGTCGGACATGTATTTGTCGTCGCGCTCAACAACCACATGGTGAATGCCTTCTCGCTTCATGCGAGGGTCATAATTCGCGAAGTACCAGGCGTCCTTCCCGGTTACCCACATGCTGAATTGCACCTGGGCCATGTAGGCGGATTTGATAGCCTCGAAGCCTCCAAGCCGGAATTTCATGAAGTCGCGAGAGGTGAAAGGGCACTTCAGCTCAAGGCCGCGGCCATCACTGCACAGGCCGTCTGGTGAGCAGGCGGTGCGCATACCTTCGTCACGGAAAAGGATCGGCGACTCGGTTACCTGCACGTCGGTGGTGAACTCAAACAGGGTGCGAGCATCGGCCTCATACTGTTTCCCCCAGGCCAGCGCCTTGGCGTTAACTTCCGGCGCCACGCCGGTGCACACTTCGGCAAGGAGCGTAAGGAAGTAGGACATCTTCATATCAGTCCATTTCTTGCCTGACTTAGGCTTAGAAATGACATTGTGAACTTCCGAGGCAGTGATCACGCCGAGGCGTAAGCGGTGCCAGGATTCATCTCCCTGTTCAACGCGGGTAACGTCAATGCCAGTTCGATCGAGGATAATTTCTGGTGTCATGTCAGCAGTCCTTATGGTCATCCCATGGCCAAAATCCACCTACATAAACAAAACCGCTAGATGAATCGCGCCCATGTTTATCGCGCTGAAGTCGCTCAATTGAATTTCTGTCAATGGCCGCCTGACGCATCTCTAATGATTGATGGCCTCTACGACGGCCATATTGCTTCCAATAAGCTGCGCATGACTTACTGCAAAACTGCGCCCAGCCTCTTTTTCTGTCAGCAACTCGGGCAAGGAATTTGTCCGGGCAGCACTTGCAGGTCACTTCAACAGTTTTTCCGGTCATGCTGCCACCTGCGCTTTTTTCTGGAGGAAGCTAAAGCCTTTCTGCGCTTCTTCTTCGGTGAGCTGTGATGCCTGGAAAATGTCACGCTTGAAGATGTTGCTGCACAGAGGCAGGAAGTCCTGCTCCCAGTCCTTATTCAGGGACGTCAAGAGGTCGGTAATTGCCTGCAGCGTTTCCTCACTGGCCACCAGGGGAAGCGCCTCTGTAGTGCTGCGCGGCGTTACGTCACGCGCATCCACTTCCAGCGTTTTACCTTCCATCTCTTCGGCAGTGGGCTGCTGGCCAATTTCAGGCCATGCCTTACGCAGAGCTTGAGCCTCGGCACACTTCGCCAGCTGGCCATAAGGGCGCTTTTTCCACATAGCATTTGGCGCGGTAGTGTCGCGGCCGGCGGTGGCATAGTTCTCAACCCAGTATTCTTTCGCGCTGAATTCGACGATCTCCCCGCTCGGCATGCGCTTGCTGACCGTGTACTTGCACCATTGAGGGACTGTCACCTCAACACCGGTAAGCGTCAGAGTGACATCCGGTCCGAACTCTGGTTCTTTAGCACCAGCGTAATCACCGGAGCGATCGGCCTGAATCCGATAAAGCCCGATGCCAGGCATAACCACATCGCGCCACTCGCTTTTACCCGACTTCGAGTCCTTAACACTCATTGGCACCAGATGAACGGGCTTCAGAAGCGGATCGAGGTTTCTTGC